GATTTGTCTGTAACCTTTTCTGTAGATGAAAACATGAGAAATTGGTTGGAAATTTACAATTGGATACGAGATTTATCTAATGATATTAATTCATATGGTAATGTATTACCTGAACATCAAAAAGTTTCTAGTGCAATGATGTATGTTTTGTCAAGTTCGTACAGACCAATTTTAGCAGTTCAATATTATGATCTATTTCCAATTTCATTGAGTGGAATAGATTTTGATTCAACAAATACAGATACACAATATGTCAGTGCGGTGGCAACTTTTAGTTATGTTAGATATGAAATTCAAGAAATCCCAGAAACAACTGGTTATACAGGAAGTTTTAAAGGTACTTGATTTCTGCCGGATTTGTGATATAATATACAGTATGACTATTAAACTAAGTGAAATTCGTACAATGGCAGAGCAGGATATGAAGATTGATGGTTCTTCATTGGATACAGAAAGTCTTCGCACTCCACAGATTCACAATAAGTATCTTTCTATTATGTTGGATGAGAAACTAGTTCTAAAGAAACTAGATTCGGATCTCAATATAGTCAAAAGAAACAAGTGGTTATATTACTCAGGTAAGATGTCAGATGAACAACTAAAAGATCTTGGATGGGAACCATTCGATTTAGCAATTCTTCGTCAAGATCTAGACAGGTTTATTGACAGCGATGTTCAAGTAATTGAACTCTCAAATAAACTTGAACTACAAAAGGAAAAAGTAAACTACCTAGAGAATCTAGTAAAGGTTATTTCAAATAGAAACTGGAATATTCGATCTGCAATTGATTGGATTAAATTCACACAAGGACAATGATAAAAGTAACACAAGCAGATGCGGTAAATTTAAAAGTAGATTGTGAAAAGAGCATTGCAAAGGAAATAAGTTCCTTCTTCACTTTCTCGGTTCCTAATTACCAATTTACACCAGCATATAAGAATAGATTGTGGGATGGGAAGATTCGTCTTTTCAATACACTAACTCATACACTTTATACTGGACTGCTTGATTATTTGTTTAAGTTTGCAGAGGAACGCGGATATAAGTTTCAATATGAACCTCTTGAGAATTTAAATCTAAAGTTCGATGAAGCATCTGTTGATGAGTTCTTTGGTAGATTTAAGTGCTATAGTGATGGAAAAGAAATTGTTCCTCATGATTATCAAAAGAGTGCAGTAAAGCATTCTTTATTGAAGCAGAGAACTCTTTTAATCTCTCCTACTGGTAGTGGTAAATCATTAATCATTTACCTATGTATCCGGTATTTGATGGAGAAACTTCCGCCGCACAAGAAAATTATAATCGTTGTTCCCACAACTGGTCTTGTCGGACAAATGGCAAATGACTTTCACGACTACTCAAATAAAGATGGGTTTATCCGCAATTGTCATGCAGTATATTCTGGACAACCAAAAGAAACACCTCGTAGAGTAATCATTTCTACTTGGCAAAGTATTTACAAAATGAAAGAAGAATATTTCAAAGATGTTCTTTGTGTATTTGGCGATGAATGTCATTTGTTCAAGGCAAAATCATTAACTACTCTAATGAGTAAAATGAAGGGGTGTGAATTTAGAGTTGGTACAACTGGCACTTTAGATGGCACACATGTCCATAAACTAGTAGTAGAAGGGTTGTTTGGTCCTGTCTTCCGTGTAACGACCACTAAAGATTTGATCGATCAGAACTTTCTTTCCAATCTAAAAATCAACTGTCTTCTTCTTGAATATCCAGAGAATAAAGTAGAAGAAATTAAAAGAGCAAAATACATTGAAGAAGTGCAATGGTTAGTTGCAAATGAAGAAAGAAATAAGTTTATAGAAGATCTTTGTTGTAGTCTAAAAGGTAATACACTTGTGCTTTTTAACTTTGTAGAAAAACACGGATTGCCAATGTTTGAACGAATCAAATCAAACTGTAACAAACCATGCTATTTGATCTATGGTAAAACACAAGCAGATGATCGTGAAAATATTCGTCAGATTGTGAATAAGCAAAAAGAAAGTATTCTTGTTGCATCATATGGTACATGTAGCACGGGTATAAACATCAAGAACATTCATAATATTGTGTTTACTTCGCCATCAAAATCAGTGATTCGTGTTCTACAATCTATTGGTAGAGGACTACGAAAAAGTGAAACAAAGGACAAGGTTACAATTTATGATATAGGAGATGATCTTCGTTGGAAGAAGCATCGTAACCATGCTCTCCGTCATCTAGATGAACGGATCAACCTATATAGTAATGAGAGATTCACATATGATGTTACGAAAATACGCCTAAAGGAGACACCATGAATTGCAAAATACTAAAATTAAAAAGCGGTGAAGAGGTTATTTCAGTTCTGTCGGAATCAAAAGGCAAATATACTCTTGACAATCCAATGTTGTTTCGTTCTACCACTTTGATGGATCACATGGGTAGACCATATGACATGACAACTCTTAAGGATTGGTTATATAATAGCGATCAAAAAACCATAAGCATTCCACGCAGTCATGTTGCGAGTCTTGTTGAACCATCAGAAAAATGTAGAACAATGTATCTTCAACAACTCACTAATCTTTCTGCCGTTGCTTCTGAAGTAGTAACAGAGGAAGATAGAGTAGAAGCAGAAAAAGAAATGGAAGAAATGTTCAATGAACTTTTCGAAAAGTTTGGGCCAGGAGCAGAAGGAACCGATTCAAAAACTGCTCCATTTGCTGATGATGAAACTGAAATTGGTATGGAAAAGATGGATGGAAAACAAATGATCTATATGAGCATGGTTTTCCCACCTGAGATGATTATGAATCTAATCACTTCTGGTATTCTTGATCCTCGTGACGTTCAAAAGATGATCAAAGAGGTCAAAAAAAGAAATAAATTTACAGGTGATGAAAAGGAAAGAAAAGATTTTGGTAACAAGTTCTCAGATTGGAATCCTGATCCTAACTCTGATGATTATGCGTGAAGAGTACTCAGAGGATCTTAGAGCTCTTAGAGTATAGTTACTATTACCCTTTTCCATAGCCTACACAGACATTGTAATGAGGTTGTCAAGGTTCGTCAACCAATTTTTTAAAAGATTCTTGATTTTTATGTAATGGAAGGTATACTAGTAACACTATGGGAAAGAAAAAGAAACCAAAGCAAGAAGAGTTAGAACCAGAAATAGAAATAGAAGTAGAAGAAGTAGAGGAAACTACTAAATCATTAAAACATTATGTTGATAATCAGCGTTTTTGTAAAGAAATGACTGATTGGAAGAAGTTGGTAAAAGAGGCAGAAGAATGTGATGAAAAGCGTCCTCCCGTTACCGATTATATTGCCGAATGTTTTTTAAAGATTGCTGAACATCTATCCTATAGACCAAATTTTATTAACTATCCATTCCGTGAGGATATGGTAGGTGACGGTATTGAGAATTGTCTTCTTTATGCTCATAACTTTGATCCAAAAAAATCAAAGAATCCTTTTTCTTACTTTACCCAAATAATATACTACGCTTTTCTACGAAGGATTGAAAAGGAAAAGAAACAAGCGTATGTTAAATATAAGTCCTTGCAAATGAACGATCCAGATGGTAAATTTGTAAACTGGTTGAAGGACAATCAGGGATCTTCAACTTATACCGAGTTTCTTCAAAAGACTTTTTTCCTTAGCGAATCTGACATTAAAAATTTAGAACCAAAGGAAAGAAAGAAAAGAAAGAAGAAAAAGAAGAGTAAGTCTAACAGGTTATTTGAATGAAAATTGCAGTTATTAATGATACACACTTTGGAGTCAGAAACGACTCACCGTTTTTCTTAGATCAGTCTCTTGAATTCTTTGAAAAAGTATTCTTTACTTATCTAAAAGAAAACAACATTAAAGATGTTATTCACTTGGGTGATCTTTTAGACAGAAGAAAGTTTGTAAATTTTAATACTCTTTCTCAAGTACGAAAGAGATTTTTCAAACCTCTGATTGATAATAAAATCAAGACATATATTACTATTGGTAATCACGATACATATTATAAGAATACTAATAGTTTAAATTCTATTAATGAATTGTTTTTTAATGAATCCGAATATATCACGATTGTAGAAAAACCCACCGCTATAGATTATGATGGGTTGTGTATTGGAATTGTTCCTTGGGTAGCAAGAGATAATGAAGCAGATTGCTTATCATTCATAAGAAAATGTAAATGTCCAATTATTGGTGGCCACTTTGAAATTAGTGGATTTCAAGTAATGAATGGGGTTGTGCACCCTATGGGACTAAACAAGTCAATATTTGATAGATTTGAACTTGTATTGTCTGGACATTTTCACCTAAAACAAAATAACGGTAATATACATTATCTTGGCACTCAATATGAATTAAATTTTGGAGACATGAATAGTCCAAAGGGATTTCATGTTCTTGATACTGAAACCAGAGAATTGGAATTTGTCAAAAATCCTAACAAGATATTTCATCTAATCAAGTATGATGATGCTTCTGAAGATGGATCAAAAAATATTATAAACATTGATTTCAATAAATATAAGAATGGTTTTATCAAAGTAGTAGTAGCAAACAAATCAAAACCTTTTGGGTTTGATAAATTTATTGATGCTCTTTATTCTTTAAATCCACAACAACTTACTATTGTTGAAGAGTATCAAGATAAAAATAATCCTATTGACATTGACATATCAGAGGATACAATATCTCTTATAAATAAAGAGATTGACAATTTTGATCATGTTGAAGATAAATCAAAATTGAAAGTTATTATTAAAGATTTATATATGGAGAGTTTAACAATATGACACCGAATGAAACCCCCCCTAGTTCAGATACCCCGCCTGTTTTTTCTCAAGAAAATTTACAACCACAAGATGGAGATATGTCTCCTGTTACAAATAAACAAGGAATTCCTGTAAGAACTTCCCATAGTTATTACAAAGGAATGTTTGATCATAATACAAATTCTTTTGCTAGAAAAGAAAGATTTATTAACAGAACTTATGCTGCTAAATCAGAAATAGATGGATATGGTGTATTTGCAAAGGAAGATATTAAAGCAGGAGAAATTATTGAAGAGTGTCAGGCAGTTCTGCTAGATACTACTTTTCCTAAGAATAAAGACTGGGTTCTTGGTAGATACTGTATGACTTGGGTTGCAAATAGTGAAATTGATAGAACTCATGGACCAACTATGGCTTTGATGTTGGGCCATGGAATGATTTACAATCATTCTGAAATTCCAAATGCATATGTTGTTCAGGACAGTTATATGAAAACCTTTAATTTTTATGCACTAACTGATATTCCAAAAGGTACTGAAATAACATGGTACTATGGAATTGGATATGCACAAAGACTTAGAAGTGAAGGAAAGATTACCCATTCTAAGTTTTTTCCAGATGGAGCTCACACTTTAAATAGTCCAGATAGCAATGCGTTAATGAAGATGATGTCTGCCCCAGCAAAGGAAATCACTGTAGTAAAAACAGCACAACCAAATGCAATGCAAACAGAAGAAACACAACCTAAAAAGAAGGGGTGTGGTTGTGGGGCAAAGAAAGTAGAACCTCCTAAGAATGATGAAAAAGCACCATCGTTTAGATCTATGGTAGTTCCAGATAAGATTTTAAATGAAGAAGTTTCGCCGGTAACAACAGAAAACACAACGGCTTCAAATGATCAAGTTTCAGAAGGTAAGATTTAAAAATTTTGGATCGTTTGGTAATACCTTCACAGAACTAGTATTGGACAAAAATAATACCACTCTCATCTGCGGAAGCAATGGGAGTGGTAAGTCCTTTGCTTTCTTAGATTCTATTACTTTTGCTCTTTTCGGAAAACCATTTCGAAAGATAAACATTCCACAGTTAGCAAACTCAGTAAATTCTAAGAATTGCATAGTAGAGATTGAGTTTACTAAAGGAAATGAAAGTTATCTTATTCGTAGAGGATTGAATCCAAAGATATTTGAAATTCATAGAAATGGTGAACTTCTGAATCAAGACGCAAAGAGCGTTGATTATCAGGCAGTTCTTGAAGAACAAATCATCAAGATGAATTACAAGACATTCACACAAGTTGTGATTCTTGGTAGTTCGTCTTTTGTTCCTTTCATGCAATTGAATGCTGCTGATCGTAGAGCAGTTATTGAAAATATTCTAGACATAAATGTGTTTAGTTCAATGAACATGGTTTTGAAGGGAAAGATGTCCGCACTTAAAGAATCTTTGAAAGAGATTACCACATCTATCGAGATTCAAAAAGAAAAGATTCAGTCTAGAAAGGATTTGATTTCTAATCTTGAAAGTAAAAGTAATAAGGACATTGAAAATACAAATCAAAAGATTCAAACGATTGAATCTGAAATAACTCAACTTCTAACTGAAATAACTGAACTAGAAACATCTATGCAAGATATTGCTTCTAGTATTTCAGACAAAGATAAAGTTTCCAAGAAACAATCAGAAGTCAAAACACTGAAGACTAAGATTGGTGCTAATCTTTCTACTCTAATGAAGGACATAACTTTCTTTACAGAAAATGAAACATGTCCTTCCTGCTGTCAGTCCATCACCAAGGATGTAAAGGAAAATGAACTACAGAAGAGAAACAAGAAGAAAAGTGAATACGAAAAAGCAATTTCAGATCTAGAGAATAACATTGAGGAATGTGATTCTAGAATTAAAGAAATCAATGAGATTACTATGTCGGCACAAGATATGAATCTTAAGATTCTTCAAAAGAAAACTTCTATTGATAATGGAAAGAAGTTTCTGAAGTCTCTTGTAGAAGATCTAAAGAAAGCATCGACCTCTTCCGATGAAATTGTTTCAGAGAAGGGTAAGCTACAAGAGATGGAAACTACTCTTACCGAATTGGAATCTAAGAAAATAGAAATGAAGTCAGAGGAGCATTATTATCAATACGCATCTGATCTTCTGAAGGATACTGGAGTAAAGGCAAAAATCATCAAGTATTATTTGCCCTTCATGAACAAGTATATCAATAAGTTTCTAACCTCTATGGACTTCTTTGTTCAGTTTATTATTGATGAGGATTTCAATGAGACAATCAAGAGTCGTCATCGTGATGAAATGAGTTACATGAATTTTAGTGAAGGCGAAAAGATGAGAATAGATCTGGCACTTTTACTGGCATGGCGCGAGATTGCCAGAGCAAAAAATAGTGTGAATTGTAATCTTTTAATTTTAGACGAAGTTTTTGATTCTTCTCTTGACAGTCTTGGAATGGAAGAACTGATGAAACTTCTAAACGCAGTCAGCGATAAGTCAAATATTTATGTAATCAGTCACAAATCAGATCAGTTAGTAGATAAGTTCCAAACTACTATATCTTTTGAGAAGAAGAATAACTTTAGTAGAATGCTATGAGTGACGAATTAAATCCACCACCAGTAATAATGGAACATGATGGATTCTTGGTAGTCCGTGATGACCTAATTGACGGTGGATCTAAGACCAGATTTATACAACCTCTAGTTAAAGATTTTGTTGGAGATGAATTTGTTTATGGTTCCTCTCCTGCAACTGGGTATGCTCAGATATCTTTGGCAAGAGTATGTAAGCATTTCAATAAGAAGTGCATTCTATTCATGGCGAAAAGAAAGATGGAGAATCTTCATCCTTACCAGTTGAAAGCAATATCATACGGTGCTACAATGAACTGGGTAGAGAACGGTATGTTATCTGTAACTCAGAAAAGAGCACGAGATTATGTCAACGCAGATCCTTTTACTCGTAAATTGTTTCCTATTGGGTTTGATTGTCCAGAGGTATTGGACTCCATACGGGATTTGGCTCGACAACTTCCTGTTCAACCGAAAGAGGTCTGGACGGTAGGTTCAAGTGGAACCCTTACAAGAGGTCTTCAGGCCGCATGGCCTGATGCTGAGTTTAATTGTGTTTCTGTAGGTCATAAAATGGGGGCGAAGGAGTTGGGTCGGGCATCAATGTTCAAGTGTGCCATTCCTTTCTTTCAACCCGTCGCAGCGGGAGATGCGCCGCCCTTTCCTTCCGCCCCCACATATGACGCCAAAGCATGGGCATTCATGAAACAACACGCAAAACCGGGTGCTCTATTTTGGAATGTAGGCGCATGAAACCATTTTATGAACGAAATAGTTATGTTTTGAACGATCCAATCAATGTTCTTTATGAGGACATTGTTTCTATGACAGACTTAGAGTTTGAGCAGTGGGTTATTCAGATGCGTAAGGTAATTCTCAATGTCTGGGACACTCACGGTTGTCCTCCTCGTACTGGAAAGAACGAAGATGAAATTATTGACGAGTTCAATAAGATGGTAAGTTATCCTATTCATCTATTTGAATTTACGGATGAACTTACAAACACAAAAGATGTCATAATTAATAAGAGTAGAGTGGGTTCTGAAGCAGATCAGTTCTTCTCAAACATGTATAAGACACGAATTAATTATAGTGAGAATGATACTGGATATTCCATCTATGATTTGTTTGCAGACGACAAGTATCTTCCTAGAATGATAAAGGGTGCTCGACGCCACATTCGTAGGGATTCTTTCTATAACTTTGCTCTTTCTGCTATTAAGAACGACGCAAAATACTCAGTAATATCTGTTCCTAGTGGAGATGAGTGGATGCAGGCATACTTTACCAATCCAGAGATCTTTAACGGATATGATTTCATTCTGGAAAAGAATAAGAAGAAGAGCGGATTGAATACTGGATACTTTCAACTTGAGCAGTCCAAGATACTATCACTTGATAAAGATTTGATTAATAAATGGAAATCTAAACTTTCGTATCGCCATTATTCCACATTTGAAATAAATAGCATCGAGAGTGACGATGTTTTCCATATTCGTGTCTATGAAAAGGGACAGAAGGTATTTCCTAAGTGTTTTCCTTCGTTTAGAATAGGGTATATTCAACCGGCGGTAAACTTCCCACCTCTAACTGCAAAGTTCCTTTATGAAAAATATACTTCTCACATTACAGGAAGCGGCCTACTTAATATTTACGATCCTTCTAGTGGGTGGGGTGGCCGTCTTCTTGGTTGTATGTCTATGTCTGATCGTGTTACTATACACTATATTGGAACTGATCCAAACAGCGAAAACTGGTTTAGCGAGAGTTCGTCAAAGTATCACAACCTAGCAAACTTTTACAACACAAAGACATATAGGGGTAACTCTTTCTTTAGCGATACTCATACCTTTGAGATGCATCAGTATGGATCGGAAGAAATAGGTAAGCATATAGATCGAAAGGTTGATCTCGTTTTTACTTCTCCTCCATATTTTAACAGAGAAGCATACTCCAATGACCCAACCCAGTCATATAAGAAGTTTTCTAGTTATGAATCTTGGAGAGATGGATTCTTACGACCGACATTAGAAACTTGTGTTAGGTGGTTGAAGAATGACCGTTATCTTCTTTGGAATATTGCTGATATTCAAGTGGCAGGAAAATACCTACCACTAGAAAAAGATTCAAGAGATATTCTTGAGAGTCTTGGAATGAAATATATTGAAACAATGAAAATGGCAATGGAAGGTATGCCTGGACAAAATAGATTAGACAAAGATGGCAAACCAAAGTGTAAAAACTTTTGCAAAGTTCAGGGTACATACTTGAAATACGAACCAGTTTTTGTATTCTATAAGACTAATGGCGAAGAGAAAAACATTTGAAGAACCGACTCCTGCTCCATCGATAGACGAAAAGCAGTATGAGTCAGAAGTATATAATGCCTATAACACTTATAGGGGTATTAGTACACCCAAAGATCACAAGAAGTGGGTGATTGAGTATGTTTCAAAGGAAAAGAAAGATCCAAACATTTACTCTCATGGTAAGACCAAAGACTATAGTCCATATGGCATCTGGGCAAGAATGCTCAGTCGAAACATTTCTATTCCTTTGACTGAAAGAAAAGTATTTGATGAGTTTCTTACACGATTAGAAGGTAAGTACAACGAATATAAGAAGACAAAGCAAAAGTCAATTGAGGAGCGAACTAAGAGGTTTGCCGATACTCTATGTAAGCATCTGGTAGATATCAATATTTTTGTTGATGAATGTTCTACTCTTATTCAAAGAAAGAAAAAGAAGGACATTGACATAAAGAAGTCTTGTCAGCGATTTGAAATTACTCCTCCTTACTATTCTGAAGTTATTTACTTTGTTCAAGAGAAATTGAATGAACTGTATATGGCAAGGGATAGAAAAGACGAACAATTGATAGAGGGATATTCTTATTTTACTAAGTCTCAACTTTTATCTTATATTGAAGTACAGGAAGAATTGATCAATTTTTATCAATCTAAGATTGTTGAAAAGAGACAGAACCGTAAACCTAGAAAGAAGAAGGTTAAAACGGCACAACAGATCGCAAATAAGGTAAAGTATCAGGAAAAGTTAAATTCTATTGTTTCTTTGAAACCAGAACAAGTGGTTGGATGTTCTTCTGTATTGGTTCTAAATACCAAAACAAAGGCACTTATCATTTACCGAGCAAAAGCAAACGAAACTTTGTCTTTCAAGGGAACAACTCTTCTAAATACTGATGAGGTAAAGTCTGTAGGTAAAAAGATCAGAGGATTTGAAAAGTTCATGTCCAAGAATAATCTTCAATCTATAAACTTTAAATATGGAGAAAATCTTTTCTCTTCTCTTAATACCAAAGAGTTTGTTCCAAAGGCTAGAATTAATGAAAATTGCTTGTTTTTGAGCATACACAAATGAGCGAAACCGACAAACTAAAATTCGCAGGTGAGTATAGAAAACACGATCCAGACGGTCGCCTAATAGAATATAAAAAAGGTGATACTGTTACCTTTAAAGGTATTAACTATACTGCAACCAGATCTATAATTGGCAATTCTCCTATTTCAAAAAATAGTGGATGGGAAAAATTAACATCCACTTCTACATTCTATTGTCAATCTACAGAACCAGAAATATCTTTTGAGGGTGACCGATGGTTTAATACAGACCTAGGAATTCTTTACACAAGAGTTTGTGATATTGATGGACTTCAGTGGGTTGCTACTTGACTTCTTAATTTATTAGTGATATACTATTTACATGATTTTGCTAGATAATAACCAGATCGTTCTTGCCAGTATTTTTGTTGGTCTAAAGAATGATCCAAATGTTTCCGAAGATCTAATTCGACATCAAGTCCTAAATTCTTACCGTATGATTCGCCGCCTCTTCAGTGAAGAGTATGGTGAACTTGTTATTTGTCAAGATTCTTCAAATTCTTGGAGAAAGAAGTTCTTTTCAAATTACAAGGCAAACCGATCAAAGAGTCATGCCGAATCCGACTATAATTGGGATGAGATTTATAGAATTTTGAATATCGTCCGTGATGAAGTCCGAGACAATTTTCCATACAAGAATATGCGGGTAGAGAACTGCGAAGCAGATGATATCATTGCCATTCTTGTGAAGAACTACACTCACTCCGAAAAGATTGTCATTGTATCAAATGATAAGGATTTTCAACAACTACAAATTTATCCTGGCGTAAAGCAATATAGCACAATGCGTAAGGAATTTCTAGAGTGTAATTATCCGCGTTCGTTCCTTGCTGAACATATTATGCGTGGAGATTCGGGCGATGGTATTCCAAACATTCTTTCAGATGATGATGTTTTTATCAATGATGAAAAGAGACAGAATCGACTCACTTCAAAAAGAATGGAAGATATGATACGGGTTGCTCCTAAATTCACAGAAGATAAACTTCTACGAAATTGGGAACGAAATAGCACACTTATTGATTTCGTGAATATTCCGGCAGAAATCGAGACTCGTATTTTGGATGAATATGCTAAACCTACCGTTGTATCAGATAGGTCAAAGGTTCTCCCCTATATGATCAATAACAAGTTAAAGAACCTTATTTCGGTTATTGAGGAGTTCTAATGTGAAAAGAGAACATGGCAGAGATAGAGATGAACGACCACTCCGACGTAAGGATCGTGGTTCAATTGATAAGGAAAATACTTCCCGCAAGAGAAATGTAAAAAAGGATTTGCAGGAGTATGTTGACAACATAAATGCTGGCGAGTATGATGACGAGCTAGATGATGAATTTGAGGATGAATAAATGACAACTACAACAAACAAGATTAATCTTTCTAAGGAAACGCTTTCTATTTTAAAGAACTTTGCAAGCCTGAACTCAAACATTCTTGTAAAGCCAGGTAATGTGCTTCGCACAATTACCCCATCAAAGAATGGTATGGCACAGGCAAAGGTATCAGAGTTTTTTGATACTGAATTTGGTATTTGGGATTTGAACAAGTTCCTTGGTGTGATTAGTTTGTTCAACAATCCAAATTTTGAATTCCATGATAAGTATGTTATTATCTCTGGTGGTGGATCGCAGAAGGTTAAGTATTACTACTCAGAACCAAAGTTGCTGACTACACCAACCAAGAATGTTAACATGCCAGACTCGGTGGTATCTGCAACCCTTTCTGGTGCTGACTTTACTCAAATTCAGAAGGCATCAGCAGTAATGCAACTTCCTGACCTATCTTTCGTAAATAAGAATGGATCAATTGTTGCAGTAGTTACCGATCTAAAGGATCCCACTTCAAACAATTATGAAGTTGAAGTCGGAGATTATGATGGAAATGCAAACTTCAAGTTTAACTTTCAAATTCAGAATATCAAGTTGCTTGCTGGTGATTATGATATCAACTTTGCAAAGAACACGGTTGCCGAGTTCAGCAATGTTAATACTGATCTAGTTTATTGGTTTGCAATGGAATCTGGTTCAACTTACACTGAATGATTATGCAACACAAGGAAAATGAGTTTCTGTGGGTGGAGAAGTATCGCCCACAGACAATTGAGGATTGTATTCTTCCCGGCGAATTGAAGAAAACCTTCATGGACATGGTGAAGAGGGGAGAACCGCAGAATCTACTTCTGTCTGGCACGGCGGGTATTGGTAAAACAACCGTTGCCCAGGCACTTTGTAGAGATATCGGCGTAGATTCGATGATTATCAACTGTTCAGAAAATGGTAACATCGACACCCTACGCACGGATATTCGGCAGTTTGCGAGTACTGTCTCTCTATCGGATGCCAAGAAAACGGTTATCCTAGATGAGTTTGACTATTCAAATGCACAAAGCATTCAACCTGCTCTCCGTGGCGCAATCGAAGAGTTTTCTAACAATTGCAGATTCATTATCACTTGTAACTACAAGAGTCGAATCATTGAACCGATTCACTCTCGTTGCACCTGTATTGAGTTCAAGATTCCACAAAAGGAAAAGCCTGCAATGGCATTGAAGATGCTCGGCAGGATCAATCATATTTTGGAGAATGAGGGAGTAAAAGTCAAGGACTCTGCCGTTTTAGCACAGCTAATTGCGAAGCACTTCCCAGATTTTAGACGAATTCTGAATGAACTCCAAAGATATTCAGTTTCCGGCACAATTGACGAGGGTATACTTGCCAATCTTGCAGAAGTCGATATGAAGGCACTTGTTACCTCTATGCGTACCAAGGACTTTGCAGGGGTACGGAAGTGGGTTGTAATGAACCTAGACAACTCTCAAACAGAGATCTTCAGGAGGGTGTATGACAGCATGTATGACTTCCTAACCGCTCCTAGCATCCCTGAAGCGGTTCTGGTGCTTGCAGAGTACCAATACAAGTCTTCCTTCGTAGCAGATCAGGAAATCAATCTAGTAGCGTGTATGACCGAACTAATGATGCGTTGTGAGTTTAAGTGATGCCATCTCTAGGTGACTTTCTTAATTCTATTAATTACAACAAGAAGGATCTTGTCAGAGAAGATCCCCTTGCGGAGAAGGATTATCTGCCGTTTGTAACAAATCGTTGTCTATCCTACTTTCCAGACACCGTATTTTATGCAAATCAGATGAATATGATGCCGCATCTTGAGAAAAAGATGCAATATGACTATTTACGGAATAAACTCTCTCGTAGAAGTCGGTTCAGTAAGTGGCATAAGCAGGAAGAAAACAAGGATATTGACGCAATAAAGCAATATTATGGATATTCCTCCCAAAAGGCAAAACAAGTTCTTCATTTGTTTTCTGATGAACAAATTAAGGAAATTAAGTCTCACCTAAATACTGGTGGACATAAATAGTAGAAAGGAAAGTCTATGAATTTTAACCCAGTACAAGGAATTAGTGGTTCTGCCGCAGTTGCGGTAACAACAATTAATAAGCATAAAGCGTTTTTACTTTCAAATACAGGGGCCGCCGCGGCCACTGTTATTTTAAAATTTATGAAACCGGATGGAACTGGTACAGATAATTTTAAGTTTCTTATACAGCAAAATACTGGAGCACTTTATTTTCCTTTAAGATTACATAGTGTTGTGAGTTCTACTCAGATACTTAATATAATGCTTTTAATGTAATGTTTACCGCGTTAACTGATAACAGTTTACCATTATTATGGTCTTATGAGGATAAACAATTTCATCCTTTAGGATGTACATCTGGTACAGAAGAATTTACTTATAACGGAACAAATAAGTCTTTTAATGTAGATGTTAGTTCGTATAAACATTCTTCTATTTTATTGGCATTATATATTGATAATCCAGCTGGAGTAGAATTTGATTTACAATTATCTTTACAAAATCTAGAAATAGATGAATGGAGTGAGCCACTTGGAGTATTCGTTGGCACCGGAGCAGGAACTGCTATTTATAGACCAGCATTATTGAAGTATATCCCTTTCAGATTAAATACATTTACTATTAATATACAGGAATCATCTGGTTCAGGAAGCTATGATATCAATTGGAGTGTACTTTTACTTTCATAATGCTAACACAAGAACAAATACAACTTTTAAATTCGTTAAAGGGAGAGGTTGATAAGATCAAGGTCAACA